TCTCCTTGCCACTTCTTAAATCGCTGACCTTTGATAGCTCTCCACCCATGCGACTGAGCTCTTGATTTAATACCAGTAATGCTCCTATATCTGGTGGTCTCATATAATTATTCAAGAAGTCTATCTCACCTTTCCCTCCATACATCACCATACCATTAGTCCAGGTGTTGTTTAGGAATTGCTCTGCTACCTCAGATTTCTTCTTAGCAATAGGAGTTATTGTATTAGCCATCTGTGCCGACTCAAGAGTATGGTTTAATATAGCGTTCTTAGATAAATGAGTATCAGTAAGGGTTTCAGCTACTCCGTCTTGGTAGAATCCTGTATGGGTTCTTCTGACGTAATGGGGTACATAGTAGCTTCCTATTACCGTGAAGGGATAGTAGATTCCACCTAAGTAGACCATCTTCTCTTCAGCTACCCAGCAGACTATTTTGGTATATTCTCCGTTTAATTGATAATAATAAACACACTCAAGAACATCATATGTCTCATTGGCGAAGCCTTCTCTCTTCTCATCAGCTTCCTCATTTTCTTTAGTATCGTAAATAAGCTTATCTACATTGACAAAGCTGTTCTCTTTCTCTAATTGTTTTAGTTGATAATAAGTAAAACTGGTTCTCTCTACTATTAACTGGGTCTCACACAAACCAATATAGCCCTCTGTGTCTTTGCGGACATAGAAATCTCTGTTGTCTATGAATTTAGGGAAGGGGTCATTGTAGACTATCTCATCATATTTTACGTCAAACTTGGCTACTTTCTCCTCACTAAGCTTCTTGATTATCCACTCATATTTCTTGGGGTCTTTCTTGAACTCGTCTCCATGGGCTGCCATAAAGTCAATCATTGCTTGGTTCTTTATTATAGGCTCACCTGTTTGGGGGTTCTGACCTATTTGCTCATTCTTTCCGGTGTATTTCTCAGTCCTGATTCTCTTTTCTTTCTTAACCTTGTGAATCCACTTGACCATGCCTACTTTCTTATAAGTGGCTGAGTCAGCAGCTAGGCTTATTGGGTCTCGTACTGGTATCTTCTCGTCTATAACATAATCAATGAACTCTTGTTGTTCTGTGCATATCTGAGCACCATTACCCAAAGCGAACCCGGGTCTTGGCGATATTGATACTATTGGCTCAACACCCAATAGAGCGTCTACGGTTGTTTGGATTATATCTCCACACTTGATTTGGCTCAATCCGCAATCAAGGTTATAGGCTCTACCGGCAGTCTTAGGCATTTCTCCTTTCTTCTGCCTGTCCATCTGGTCTAGGAACTTATCAAAGTCTACCCCATTTATGTCTGAGCGTTCTTGTTTTATGGCTTCAAACTCTTCTTTTAAGAACTTGACTAATTCTTTCTGTTCGGTGTCCTCTGTGATATTGAGGGGCTTTCCTTTTTGGAGAAGGCTCTCGATCACTGGGTCTTTGTCTTCCTTGTCTGTATTGCGGTCAATAGTTAAGTTTTCTTTAGGCATATTGTCTCCTTAATACTCTTGTGTCTGTAGGGTGGCAAATAGCACTTCCAACTCTTTTAACCCTTGATTTTGTTGACTTCACTAGAACTTACTCCCCACCGCATGATTGGTCTCTATTCTGCGTTTAGCCTTTATTTCTTGCATATTTGAGATACTTGATACTTGATAGGGGTGTTCATGGCGTACTTGCTGAGCTATTGCAAAGCAATTACCACTCCAGCAAGTCTTGCCTTCTCTCTCGACCAACAGGGTATGATTCTTTTCTAATTGCAGACAATAAACTTCTCCTGTATAATCTTCGGTAAAACATTGCTTTCCAAAATATTCATCATGGTTTATTCTTGGTTTTATATCTCTTCTATTGATAGATATTACATATACTAGTCGCTTGCTGTGGTATTTACCCATACACTTTTGTCCAATTTTGTTTACTTCATTACTTGTCCCACTCCACCCTAGCTTATTAATTAACTCCATAAAATCATCTTTTAAACCTGGACTTGTTGTTACATATATCCTATCATCACACCCATCTCCAAGCATCATGTAATCATACAAATGTCTAAGTAGTTTAGGATGTAACCCAAGTATCTCTTTTGGTATTCGTTTCTCATAACAAAGACCAGGCACTAATTCTTTAATATATCTTGCTAATTGAGAATTATTGACCTCTATTGTTTCTTTTCTTTTAGGAATACTATATTTTAGTCCTAAAGCCTCCAACGTTTTGATAATTGGCTCATATCCTTTAGACTTTGGCATCTGAGCCAGTGTTACCCTGTTTTTATTAGAACACCCTTCAGCAATATAAAATCCAATTAATTGTAGAAAAGGGGCAATAGGCGCATCATACTTAGGGAATATCCTTTTAGTCTCTCTGGGTTTACCCCATTTCATTGATTGATAGATTAGCTTGTATTCTGGGATAGTCCATGTTTTTGGTTGTTTTCCACCCCATTTTGCTACTTTGTTCAGTCTAAACCTCTTTCCTAATAAATATTTAGCTTCAATAAATTCATAATCTTTATATCTGTTAGCTCCTCGACTGAGAGCTGCTACCATTCTATGATTTGGAGTTACAGAAAGATTAATTGATTTTCCTACGAAGTTAACCATTTCTCCATTATGTGGTAGCTTAATGGTCTTTACATTCTGCACATATTCAACTTTTTCTGTCTTAATATCCATAGATGGTATCAATTCACCTTCTTTAACATCTTTTATATATTTCCACCCATCCATTGTTAGAACCCTTGTCTTACAATCATAGCATATAACTAAGCCGTCTTGCTTGCCTGATGCTCCTTCAGCTCTCTGGTTCTTTGGGTTGATGATGAATGTCTGACATTGGTTTAATAGGTCTTTATCGTATAGTTCACATGAATTACCCAATACTGTCTCAGCTGCTCTCGATAGCATTGGTGGCCGGGTAAGCAAGTTGGTAACGAACCCTAGCTTACCTGTCTCTATCATTACACCGTCTACATCTTTCTTTTGCTTGTAGATATTACCGTATTGGCTTGCTACATGACTGACAACGTGGGTTCCATAGCCCTTTGTTTCAGGGGCAACTAGAGCATTATTGTAGTAATTACCTATCTTTATGCACATATCAGCTAGTTCTTCAGGCTCATATTGACCGTTTACTATTGCTGCGACTCTGTTTAAGCGGTTGTTTAAGACTAATATACTTGCCTCATCTTGTCCTACGGCTTCACTAGCGTCAGCAGATACGATGTATTGCTCACTTGATCTTGGTTCCTCATATACTTTGATTCTTCCAGTGGGTAGTGATCTGAACTTGTACGCTAACTCTTCCTTGAATATCTCACCTATTTTAATGGGTTTCCTCTTATATACTATCTGTTGTTTTAGGGCTTTTTGGTTAAAGAAATTACTCCCAGACACTTGGAAGGCATCTTGCCAACAAGCGGGGTATTCCCGGTTGAATACGTCTAAATCGCCCCTACATTTGTTGACTATCGAGTATCTACGCCAGTTTATCTGTTCATCACTGAGTTCATATTCCTTTTGAATCTCTTTCTCTTCCTTTAGAAAGGTGTATTCTGAGTCCTCGGCTTTAAAAGCTATACCTTCTATGGGATAAAGTGCTCCTTCTAGTGGCTTTGAATACTCAGGCATAGCAAACCAGGGAATAAACACCGGAGTCCAGTCAGTCTTTCCTTGTATAGCTCTCATCCACTCATCGTAGAAGGCATCCATACCATTGGCTGTAGTCTCACATATTATGAATGTATTGGGTAAATCCGGTACTGTTTGGTTTAAATCTCCCATTATTGTTACGAAATCTCTGAAATAGGCACATTCTGATAGATGTACCTTCTGAAAGGTGTGGGATTTGGCTGCTTCTAGGTTCTCTGCAGTAGCTATGATGATTTGGCTATGTATATCAGCAAATTCAAGCTTCTTTTCATTGGACTTCTTTAGTTCCGGGGCTAGGAAGGGGTGATTTTTAGTTAGTTGCTCATGATAGAGCTTAGACATTTCAAATAGATTACTAGCGTGATCCTTTTCATCAGCGATG